TCGAGCTTAGTATATAAACCTTCAACCTTTTCTCTTTCTTCTGCAGTAAGTTCATCTGCACGAGCCATTAACTGGTCAATACGGTCCTTGATAAGGTCAGCATTGGAACCGCCACGGCTGAAAGAAGTGATAGAATTTTGAATATTCTTAATGAGTGTCTTAGCGTCAAGTGCACTGTCATCACGAGAGTGAGTAGTTCTTGCGAGACCCTGATCTGTCCAACCACCCTGCGGAATACCATCACCGTCTTCAACACACTGGTTAATATATTCTCTTTCTTTCTGTAATTCTTCAAGATATTCTTGATTACCAGTTTCTGGGAAAGCTCCAATAGCAGCATCAAAGTTTGCTAAAAGAACTTCTGCGGTCTTCTGAGACATACCCTTACTGTTAGCACTCTTGAAGTCATTTTCAACCTTAGAAAGTGCTTCAGCAACACCAAATTCCTTAGATTGACCCTTAACTGTCAAATTAACAGTTCCGGCATCTTCGAGACCTGCGAAGGAACCAGTATAACGACCATTGAAACGAGCCATTTCAGAAAGAATCTGGTATGACTTAGTTTTTGTGGCACGACGCGATTCTAGGGATTCCATCAAGCTCTTAACAGTATTCTTAACATAGCTATCAAGATTTTCGCTGACAGAGTAACCGACAGAACCTAAAATTTTCTTTGCTTCATCTAATTTCATTTTAAATTCTCCTAATTTAATTACTTTATATTATTTATAAAGAATTATTCAGAAATATTATTAATATTGAATTTTCTGACTTTTTTATAATTAATTGCTTCATTATGAGAAACAATATCAAATTTTGTTCTATGCGGTACGATTTCATTCATATCATTGATAGAAATCATATGCCATTTTATTAACCATAAAGCAATAGAATTTCTACGTTCAAGGTCTTCTAAAGATACATTTCCAAAGCCGTGATAACCATTTTTATTAGGAGCTAATGTAAATAATTGTTTAAAATGAACTAAATAATAAGTGTCAAATTGTTTTAAAAGATGACAAGATTGATAGATTATTTTATTTTTCTTATCTACAATACCCATTCTGGATAAAGTTTCTTTAATAACATTTGGATCTACCAGTAGCTTTACTTCCAATAATCTATTTGTTTGATACATTTAATATTCCTCTGGTTTCCAATCGTATTCTTTCAATTCGTTTATGAATAATTTTTCTGCTACTACATCTGGTTTTAATTCAGATTCAATAGCAGTCGTAAATACACTTATTAAAATATCTTTTACTTTAGTATATCTTACTAATTCAGACTCTGATAATTTGGAAAAACCATAACCTTTATAACCTTTTGAGTCATAAAGATTATTGATTTCCTTTTTTAGTTGAGATATATTAAGGATTTTATTATTATAGAATAAGTATTTTACGCCATTTATTTCTTTAGCAGTCCAAATATCTGGCTTTACAGAAGATTTAACGTCGTCCAAAGTCATTTCTTTGTCAATTTTACGTATAACAGTATCTTTTACTGCTTCATCGGTTGAACGATTGATTTCTTCTGTAAGGTATTCTTTAAAATTAATCATAATTTACTTAATTTTTGGTAAGAAGAATGATGGGATAAATGGCATTGGAAGTAAAATTTCTTCACCACAATGCGGACATGTAAATTTTGCTACCGGTTTTGCACTAAATAACAATTCAGACATTTCATTTGTAAAATGGCTAAAGCTAAGTGCATCAATCTGACAAATATATTCATATGCCCTATATAAAGACATCTTTTCATCATTTACCTTAAGAATATAGCTTGAAAGTTCAAGAAGTTCAGGATTAATTTCAAGAATAATATTCTGGTCATTCTTTAAACGATTGATTGCACTTTCAGTACTAATTGTCGGGAAAGTCAATGTGATCTTATCTTTATTTGGTAATTCAATATAATCTGGAATTTCCTTATCAAGATATAATACGTCGAGGTTTTTTAATACGAAATCATAATTTCTAATATTACCACATTTATCACAAGTGCCTCTTAAAGTAAACGGCATATCATTATATGTAAATGCACGAAGGTAATAAATTAACCAAATTTTATCACCAACAAGAATTTTACCAGTGTCTATACCAAAAACACACGATGCAATAATATTATTAATTACATTATTAATATTATTTTCATTAATAGTTGCAAGATTTTTAATATTTAAAGTGTTTAACTTCTTAATATAAATATTTTCTTGATAAAATTTACCTCTTGAAGGTAATAAATTCTTATCTAATAATACAGAATCTTTTGGTGGTTGATTATTTATTTCTTGAGAAATAGTCCCAATATTTCCTTGATTAATATTATTAAGATCTAACTTTTCTGATTTCATATTTTCACCTTTAATATTTAAACAATTTTATATATTTATAAACTTTAAATATCTATCTATACACACGTTTAAAATATCTGTAGAGACAATAAGCCTATTTAAGGAAATAGGCAAAAGACTAGTATATCTGTCTTCGACTAAGTGGATTTACAAACGAGCTTACGGGTCGGTCATCCTGTACTCCGGCTATATCTCGTCCTACCAATGGCGGCTAAATATACTGCTTGCTAGACAGTATTTCGATGAACATTCCATTATCCGTTAATACCGGATCATATAAATGAAAGGCACAGTTCTAGTACCTTTAATGGCTAACCCTCTACCGACAGTTCCATTGGATTGGTCTTCGCTCCGAGGAATTAGACTTTGGAATTTATGGAATCAAATATAGATTGATTGCAAAATTTTGTAAACTAATAATTGCTAAAAATTCTAATTATTTTTCTACGTATTAAAATCTCTATATTTTTTACGTTTAGAATCATAGTATTGGTTTTCTTTTGTCCATGGTTTAATTTTGATATTCTCAATTTTACCTTCATTATTAATTGAGAGAGCATTAGATAATGCAACATCACCCCAACCAGAATCAGAACCGCCACTTGATTCCCAGTTTATAATTAAACCATTTTGTTTTGCAATTTTAGATAAGAATTCTCTATCTTCTGCAGTAGAATTTTCTTTAGTAATCTTTTTACCATTTTTATAGAATGTAAGGTCAACTTTTTGACCAGTTAAATGAGAACCCTTATCAGAACCAATACCAGCTTCATGTCCAGGATCATTATATGTATTAATACTTGTTGAATATTTAGTATTCGATAAGTCAGAAGTAAGTCCATTATATGCATTGGACATACGTGTAGCATTTTCAACACTTACAGTTCTTAAAGTTTCCATAGAAACATTAGTATAACCTTTACTATGAATTTTCTTAAGGTTTGCTGTAAGTTCTGTATCTGTTACAACGAAGTCAGTATTTCCACCCTTATTGCTACTTGTTGTTTTATAATTTTTAGGAGTGGTTGTTTCTTTTAATAAATTATTATATTCATTATTTACTTCTTCAAGAACATTTATATTTTCTTTTAATGCAGTAATTAAATCATCATTAATTTGATCAGCTTTATGATTTTTATTAATCATATTTACAAGTGTACTTAATTCAGCATTGTTTATTCCGTCGTCTGCATTTATTTTATTTTCTTTTAAGACATTGTTAAATGCATTTACATCTTTTTCAGAATTTATATCATAACCCATAGCAATCATTGCTTCTTGAGTAATAACAGTACTCATCTTAATCTGTTCAGTTTTTAAGTCCTGCATTGCTTTACCTTTTTCAAGCTGACCAGACAAGTCGTAAGGAATTAATGTCTTATCTTGAATTTTTTGATCTTCTTGTGCGATTTCAATTCTTGAACTAAAGTCGACACCATCAAATTCATCGTGCATGAAATTATCATTGGCATTTGTTACAAATTGCTTTGGATGATCAAGAACATAAACAACATTAAAGTTGGCAGTAATTTCAATTGGTGCGCCAAATCCATTATTGTTAAAATTTGGCATACTATAATCTTTAATACGGCAAATATATGTTATAGAATCTACAGTTCTAGTCATATCTTCAGAATATTGAGTAATACGAACATTAAGTAAACCGTTATTTACCGTTTTATATAAAGCTGTACCTAACCAACCAGCTAATGTAGAAAAAACAGTCATATCATCTGTTTCTTCAAATGTTATTTCAAGCGAAGTTTCACCAAATTTAAAAATTGGGATTACAAAAGCTGTATTACCAAAGTAAACTTTGTTTTCGGTATTTAATTTAAATACTGGTTGGTTTATACTTTTTACAGTAAATTCCAAAATATTTTTTGGATCAGGTTCTTCTTCATAATTATTCCAAATTTCCGCTTTGAATCTATACGGAATAAATGGTCTAAATGTACTCATTTTATAAACGTTCACTAATCCCATGATTTACCAACCTTCAAAAGGATCATAATATTGTGGATTATCTTCTTTAATTTCATCAGACTTATATTGGACATTAGATGGAACATTGTCTTTTGGCTCGTTATTAATATCCCTATCAGTCATTGCATCTGTATTTGTAGATAACATATCAGATTCAGGTGCAACTTCACTTGTCTTATCTGTTGTAGAAGTAGAAGTATCAAGTTTAAATGTTTCTGCAAGTTCAGCATACTTTCTAAATTCATCCATTGGGTCACTATTAATATTGAGTTCATCAACGTTTTCATGATTATTGTGCCAGACACGTAACTTGAATGTATAAGTAATTGGAGTAGACAAGAATGTTGTTTGTTCAGCAAATTCCTTTACATTAACAACTTCATAATAAGTGTCTGAATATTCGATATAAACAATATCGCCAATTTTTGGAACCTCAGCTTCGTAAATATCCTTCATGTCTGGATAAGAAAGTTGAGATGCTTCATAGAAATGTTGAACAGTGCATTGGCAAGTTATAATTTCCGGGTAAATCATACCCTGAAGTTCATATTGTCTCTGCATTGTCGGGATAGATTCAGTATACATTTTTAATAAGAATCTACGTTCTACATTTGCTAATGGATCTTCACCATATAATCTGTCTTTTTTAGTATCAATGTTTTTTAAATAATATTGAACTTCAAATCCAAACATATTATATGCTTCAGAAGAAAGTTCAGAAAGTAACGCAGCTTCTGCCTTATAACAGTCATTTTCCATGCCGTCAAAATATCTAGGAGCTGTCCAGTCCTTACCTTGGACAGAACAGTTACCTGTTTTAAATAACTTAGAAAATTCAGAAGCATAAGATTGAACTGCCATACATTATTTATAAATAATAAAGAATATTGGAGAATTTGAAATGGATAAAAAATATGGAAAAATCTTTAAAACTGTTCCAAAACAATCATTCAGTGATTATTTTTCTACTAAAAAGAGAGAAATAAATGATGAAGAAAGATATAATGAAGCAGTTAGAATTATGCATGAACATCGATATGCTGTTTTAAACGAAGGTAAAATGGCACAATGGATTGCTGGCGTTGCATTGTCATTAGGTCTTATTACTAATGCCATGGCAAGAGATTTTAATGCTCAAGCTTCATCTGGATATACAAGTCAAAAAGCATCTACTTCTATGTTTAATAAAAATTTGCAAAAGAATTTTAATATGCAATCAGATGTTCAGTTGACTGACGCAATGGTTCAAAATATTGTTGATAATGTCGCTAAGAAAATTGCTAATAGAATGCTTGAAGAAGATAAATATGAAGAAGATGAATTACTTGAACTTCCAGAATGGAAAGATGCAGTAGAATTCTATAAACAGCTCGTAAAAGCAGATGAAAGTTTAGGTAATATGTTCTCTCGTAGATTAGATAAAGCACTTACACAGAGCATTAGAATAGCTCCTAACATACAACGATATGTTTTAGCTAATAGTTAAATTAAAAAGGTTACTCAAAAAGAGTAACCTTAAATTTTAATTCTTACCAAGTAATGTAATTAAATCATCTTTTGTTTGTCTTGGTGTCTCATATTTAACGAATTGACCACCGCCATTTGCAAATGCTTCACAATTTTTTCTGAAGTCATCAATCAAAACGGAATTTTCATCAGCATAATATTCTTTTTCTTTACCAAGATTCGTAATAATAATGTGATGTTTATCAATTTTGGTATTATTCTTTAACCAATTTAATTTACCAATCTTACCATCTGTGAAATTTACAGAAGTTAAGATAAATAAATCTATATTTTCTTGTTCACAGAGTTTTAAAATCCATTCGTAAAGTTCTTTACCTTCAGGAAGCCACTCCATTTCTTCCCAGAATTCTGGACCGCCTTGGTGAACTACTTCCCAGTTGACCTTGTTACCGTTAATACATTCATACTTTTCGCATTGTCCGCGAAAATTAACAATAACACCGTCCATGTCAAGAAAAATCTTATTAATCATAATTTATCCTATATTATTTATAGATAAAATCAGAAGCTATTAGTCCAAGTGGATGTTCATCAGTCTTAGTTATAAAAACTTCCTGAATATATTTTGGTTGGTTATTTAAGTTTTCAATACCAAATTTAAGTTTCAATTCAAGCCGTAAAGATTCACAAAGCGAGAATGCGTCAATAATATCAGAAGTTGGAGCTGCTCCTTTCTTACCATCTTTTACTGGTGGTAAGTCAGAAATATCCAACAAAATATTACCATAACTCTTTTTCTCATTCATTTCGAGAAGAGTATTTTTCATTCTGATTTTATCAGCATTACCATAATCAGAGAAAAGTTTTTTATTCTGGTTAGGCGGATAAAATCTGAGTTTTTTACCTTCTCTAAAGAGCATTTGTTTGATATATCCTTCAAATTCTGCCAAATCGAAGACTTTACCGCTTTTACCGCGAGATAATGCAAATGCTTCAACTGCTATATAATCACAATCTTTACACCATTCTAAAATAGTATCTTCTAAGAAACTATAACGTTGATATATGTTATTGTAATCTTTATAACTGTAAAAGACCAACCCTGGTAATATAGCATTTTTCTTGACAGTTGTAAATCCATGTCTTTCTAAATTCTGAATATTAAATTTATCATCAACTTCTTCGACAACGACACCAGAACTGGTAATGGATAAGTCTAAACCTGCAATTTTCATAATTTCACCTTTAAAATAAACACTTTTCTATTTATAAATATTTATGTATGGCAAATGGATATAGAATAGATCTTGAATCAGCCCTTATTGACATTAATAATGGTTTAGAGACTCTTCATAAGAAAGAAATAATAACAGAAGAGCTGATAAATAATGTTCCTACAGATAATACTGAAGAAACAAGTGAAGACGAATCTATTGAAGATAGATTAAAAAATGAAGATTTTAAGACACCACAAGAATATTATAGTAATTTAGATGGTATTATCACTACTGATAAGACACAGCAGGGTTTTCATGCTATTTCTAATTCTGGCGATACTAGTGATAGAAAATGGTTTTGGTGTGAAGATTTAAAAAATTGGTGTTCATATAGAGTTGCAATGAATGAGTATGAATGTAGTAATTTATTCCAATTACAAGTATGGAATGGTAAAGATAATTGGATGGATGTTATATATAATACTTGGGGTAGGAGTGATTTTGCAATTTTAGCTTCAGATGATAAGTATAGTATACGAAAATATCAATATAATACAATCAATGCACTAGTTTATGGTACTTATGATAAAACACG